ATGTTTTTTCATATCCGATAAGGAGAACCAACGTATTTCCGCTTTTTCAAACAATTTCGTTTTTTCCAATTCTTCTTTATTCATTCTATTCCACAAAAATCGGTGGTTTTGATTATAATATTTTGGCAAGTTCTCATCATAATCTAAAACAAAGAGATGCATATGATACGTTTCGTGAGTTAGATTAAACGTTCCGCCGTTTTTCTTAATAAGCGCTTCGACTTCTTTTTCATCTCCCAAAAACCCGGTAAGTTCTTCAGCCCCCTCTCTCAAAGCTGTTCTAAATGGTGTTTCGCCATCATCAACTCCACCGCCAAAATCAGAGAACCCGGGGGTGTCTGCAAGCTCGTTCTCCTTTCCGAATAAAAAAAACAATTTATTTTTATGTATCGCAATTGGTAATATGCTTCCGGCAACCATTATTGTATATATAACAAGTACAAAGTATTTTATAGCAACATTTTTTATAGCAACCTAATTACTTTTGTATTAGGGTCTTTAGCTAGTTTTTTGATAGCTAGTCCCGTTTCCGGGTCTTTAGCTAGTTTTTTGATAGCTAGTCCCGTTTCCGGGTCTTTTTTTAAGGATTTGACCGCCGTTTCTGGCGCAATTTCTGGACCCGGGGCCGGGGCCGGCGCCTTAGTATTTGCACCTTCTTGTGCCAGACCCGGCGTCGGTAATAAAGAGTCATAAAATGCCCGCACTTTGGGATTAGCTTTAATCCGTTGCGGATGAAATGCGGACAAATATAGACCATCTAGCGTTTGAATACGCGACAATGCAACATATGTCTGGCCATACTCAAATATGGCATTCCCCAAGTCCATTTCTGCCATAGCCATTGTTGCTCCTTGGATTTTATGAATTGTCAGTGCCCACGCTAAACATAATGGATATTGCGAAATATACAATGCTGGGTATTCATCGGATTGCCATACGTGGCGTTCTATAACACGAACACATCCATTTGTAAATCGCACAACTGGTGCAAGTTCTCCCAAGACAGTTGCCGCTGTTATAACTCCTGCTCCAGCCTGAACAAACCCGACAACAACTCCTTGTGAACCATTACAAATACCGGCTTCTAAATCCAAATTAGTTAAACACATAACTGCAGTGCCTATTTTAAGGGCAAGTGATTCTGCTGCTGGACTATTTGCCAATAGATGTTCCAAATGCATTTCTTTTTCTTTAGCCGACAATTCATCGCACCGCATAATATCGGCCGTTTTAATAAGCGCGCCACTTTCTACATACGACGTACAATTCGTTTTTCTATTGCACAAATATACTTTTTCTTCTTGTTCTATTTTGGAATGCATTAATTGATTGATGTAGTCAGCCCTCGCTCTAACCGGGAACAATTTGGTTAAAACACAACCGCCGTGTTCTTCCGGATTATATTCACGTTTTACTCGGGTTTTCAGGATTTCCGCATTTTCTTCCGATAGTTCTCCCTTTCTAACCTGCAATAGTATTTCTCTATATTTGGGATCTAGTTGACGAAACATAGTATGTAATTGAATATGATTTTCCGGCCTAAAAATATCAGCCCATCGTTCCGACTCAAAACAGAATCGCTCTGTATCAGGTTCTCCATATGTTCCCACAGGTGGTAATTGGAAAAAGTCGCCGGTCAATACAATTTGTATTCCTCCAAATGGCCGGTTTATTTTTCTTACCGCCCTCCCAATATCGTCGCATAATTCAAATATTTTCTCCGACATCATACTAACCTCATCTATAACCAGTATTTTAGCTTTTTTCCAATTGGCCATTGCCCGCCTGTTTTTCAAAATACCTGCAATTAGTTTTTCACGAGAACCTTTTGCTAAACGAATCCCACTCCAGGAATGTAGAGTCCTAGCACCGCAATTTAATAACAAAGCGGCACAACCGGTTAATGCACATACATCTATTTTATGACCACGCTCCTCTGCAGCCCTAACAAAATAACTGATAAGCCGGGTTTTCCCAGTGCCCCCGGGGCCGGTTATAAATAGATTTTCGCCATTATTAAATGCATCTAATGCATATTGTTGTTCAGGAGATAATTCAATGTTGGACATATTATATGTTATGACAATAAACAAATATATTATATTGATGTATATTGTATTACCCATATAAATCAATATTTTTCAATTTTCTGCTTATTCGTGCTCTACTGCTATAGTAAATGAAAAATCCAACCCATTAAGGTTAACTGGTAGTCCCCATTCATTGACAATTTGCACATTGAGCTTTTGCAAATCAGTTTTCCCGGTATAAGATCTATTGTCCGAGAGTAATACACCATTGAATTGATTACCAACTATTATATCTCCAAAATCGTATTTTGTATGGTCGATTGAAATACGTGCGATTATATTTTTGTTAATAAGAGAACTTGGTAAAGGAGAAATAAAGGAGTTTTGATTTCCGCGACTAAACTCGTCTAATACTAAATACAAATATCTCGTGTACCGCAAATTAACAAAAGAATCGGAGTAAATACTTTGACCAGAAGGAATTATATAACTCACATCGTGAAATCCTAGCAGCCATCCCATTTTTGCCTTCAAATTGTATTTATCAAAAGCTCCTGTAGATGTTACTGCAAAGTCTACTGTAATAGACGAACTACTTGTGTTTTTAAATTGCGAATATAATCCATTATACGTATTTATGATTATTCCATTATCATTATAATTATTACTAAAGTCTATAGTTAAAGTACTGGCACCTTTATTCGCCAAAGCAGTATTTATTTCCGTTTTTAATGGATTACTTCCATAGAAAGGAGTTAGTTGGTAAAACCCATAAGATATATCTATCATAGAACTGTCTAATACTGAACTAGTTTTGTAAACTCGAAAATAATTGTTTCCCAAATCGGCAGAAATATTGAAAACCGAAAAAGGTAATTCAATATTACACACAGAAACTGTTTTTACATCATTGATTCTTTCCGGCAAAGTGAAATAATAATTAACTAAATTGGAAAAATTATAATCGTCTTTAAAGCGGGAATCAATGTTTATGTATTTCACCTTTGTTTCTTTAACAACGCCTGTAGTAACCATATGACTTCCGTATTGTTTTGTAGTGGGTCCTACAAAAAGTTCTCTATTATCAAAATATCGACTCATTATATACTATTATATGATAATTATATTATATTTTATTCATTTGTACGTTATTATTCATATTGTAGTTCCATACAGAGCGTATTAGATTAGGCCAGATGAACTATAACAAATACATTGATGTTTATTAATGCTTTGGACAAGTTGCGCAATTCTTAGTGTTCATAAGTCTTCCTATCATACTATTTTGCATATAATATTTTGTTTCTGTAGATGTTTTTTGAATAGGAATAGGAGAACTACTTACCACCAGTATATTTCCGACGCTTTGTTTTGGCACGCTGCTTTTGCTAAATACCATAGAAATCATTTCAAGAAAATTGATTAAACTTGAATAAGATATATTATAGCAATACAAAAAGAATATATCATTACAATGCATAATACCCGCAATATAACATCAATGTCTGGAGGATTCCAATGCAAATATTGTTTTCAGAAATGGCAAAAACGGGAAAATATGGAAAAACACGCCGTAATGTGCGGGTTTTGGCATAAGTCTTCTAAAATACATGAGGATGATTATGATACCACTCCAACTATAACAGAACTATTCAAAGTGGTCAAGGAGTTTGCATACAAATGCGATAAATTACAAAAGCGCGTAGACCAATTGGAGAACCGTCAACAAAGTCATCAAAAAAAACAGATTTTAGATTATTTGCAAGAACACCCGGCGTCTAGTCCGGCTATAGAGTTATTTCGTACATTTAGTATTTCTAGAGAACATTTAGAAATCGTATTTGAAGACGATTTATCTGCCGGAATAAAATCCTGTATAAAAACACATTTACGAGGCGAGTCTTTGCCAATACGCGCATTTACGCAAAAACCAAACACATTGTATGTATATGACACAATGACGCAAAATGATTCATTGGACCCAGTAGTTTGCAAATGGCATATTATGACTAACGTAGATTTGGACAAATTGATTTCTATTTTATCATTCAAGTTTCTACAAGCATTTATGGCTTGGAAAAAGGAGAACTGTCCTCAAGTAGAAACCGCGTACATATACGAACTAACCGACGATGATGAACATCAAAATTCGCATAATAATGCAGTAAATGAACAAATTAAACAGCAACAGCAGACATATATGATTAAAATAAACGGACAACGTGTAAATGAAGACAGACGCCGTAATGATATCAAACAAATGCTATATACATATTTACAAAAGTCTTTGCCAAATGTCATAGAAATTGCATAAATCATATTAGTTAGTACCATAATCTATAGTTTGGACCATACTTCAAAGAAATTATAATAACAGACACCCCAACCACCAGCCTCAGTATACTGGTTTGTAAAGTTGTTTTTTAATAATATTTCATCAACATAGTTCTTATGAGATATATCATGATAATCATTTTCCATAATTATAAGTTTTATGTTATTTAATATTTCCGGCATATCCATGAGTATGTAATAAAATGCACCTTCGCAATCTAATATTAGTGTATCAAATTCGATATTGTATTTTTCATTCAACTCTCTCCACGTAATTGTATTTACCCATGTATACCCATCTAGCAAAGTATTACTTGGAATTGTAGCCCATACATGCTGTATTAGTTTTCTTTTGGATAACGCAGCGTTTTCTATATGAAAACTAAAATTATTAATATCTCTATTTTCAGTTAATTGTTGTGCTGTATTTACATCGCATTCTAATGATACTAGATTAGCATCATTTTCCAATATATGTGCTATAACCAATGTATTTCTTCCAATATTTCCACCTATTTCTAACACTTTTTCTTTACCAGTTAAATACCGCACTGCCATTTTTTGTTCAGGGAACTCTTCATAAAAAGTGCCATAGTTTATTTTCAGATTAGAATGAATATTAGCAAGTTTATCAAGAATAATATCATCTGTTGTAGTTGTTATCGTGTTGTTTTCTATATTTATTCTAATAATACATTTATCGTCATATTCGAGTTGCGTATCATTATTGCGTATAATTATCTTTTTTACTATTCCAAATAATGGGTCTGTAAATAATTGTGCTCTAACACAATCATTGCTTGGAATAGTTATAATACCGTATTTTTCTAATTTTTCTAAACAAAAATCAGTAACATCAATTGAACAGTCAGTAGTTCCGTAATATATATTCATTATTATTCATTTTATGCCTAAAACTTTATATACTTGAAGTGGCATAATATATAACAAAAATTGATTTGTATAACTATATAATAACTATATAATATAAATATATACTCCAAGAAAAATGTCAAAAATTACACCTACTTATTTATCTACCAAGAATGCTCATATTAGAGATCAATATATAACATTTGACGAAGGTCCACATATATATACAGTTCACGGAGAACAAGGATATACATCCGTTACTACGTGGAATCACAGCCATTTCGACCATTTTAATGCCGACGCCATATTAGATAAAATGTTTGCCGGTAAAAATATGAAAGACCCTAAATACAAATATTATGGTATGACACGAGAAGAAATAAAAGCTGCCTGGGATAAAAACCGCGACAGTGCTTCATTCGCCGGAACCAATATGCACTATGATGTAGAATGCTATTATAATGGGTTGGAAGTCCAAAATGATTCCATTGAGTTCCAATATTTCCGCAAGTTTGTCAAAGATTTTCCGGATTTGAAGCCATACCGGACAGAATGGTGTGTATATTATGAGGAACTCAAACTATCTGGATCTATAGATATGATTTTTGAGAACCCAGATGGAACTATTCAAATCTATGACTGGAAACGATGTCGCGAAATATCTTACGAAAATAATTTCGGAAAATCAGCATCCACGCCTTGTATTGCTCATTTACCCGACACTAATTTTTGGCATTACGCATTACAATTGAATACGTATAAGACTATTTTGGAAGATAAATATGGCAAAAAAGTGACCGGATTATATTTGGTTTGTATGCATCCGGATAATATAAACAAATCATACGACCGAATAGAAGTTCCCTTTTTAGAAAAAGAAATGCGCGATTTATTCGAATACCGAAGAAAACAACTATCTCAAACATAATAAACAATATAAACATTGATTGTCATAATAATAATATAATTATTATGATAAGTACAACTACAAAACCCCCAGACAACGTTAGTTTAACTACGAGAGTATCGCGCAAAATAATTTATTCTTTCCGGTTTACAATGTATGTATTAATGCGATTCGTATATTATTTCCTATACAAATATGGCATACTTGCAATACCACCACCACCTGAAACAATATCTACATTATCAACGGATTATATATCATTACAAAAATCCAAATTTTTGGCGAGTTTCGAGAAACCGTCCCAAGACTCATTCAACTCAAATATTGAAAAATGTTTCTATGACCCAAAATTACACGCTTTAGAAGTAGAAGATGCGAATAATGAATTGGAAAAAACGTGGAAGCGTAGAATTATGTTTGAAAACACGCCCCGGGGCAATGTTATAATGCATTATGATGCATTCAAACAAGGATTCGTATATTACAGCGACAATTCTAATATGCCTTATTTTTTACTAAATGCGGTTGTTATGAAATATGTCCTATTGTATCGGTGCCGCGATTTTTTCATAGATGACCAAGTCTTACCTAAAGATAAACCTTCTCCTTTATTGAATATAAATAGTACCTCAGGACAAGTCTCGACAGATACTTCTATTGCAAAACCTAGCGAAAAGCCTGCATTAAAAAGTTCGGCTTTTGTAAAACTAAAAAATTACAATATTGTTTCCGGAAAAGTGAGTTCTTCAACCCTACAAACCGACAAAAAAGATTCCGACAAACCAGACGAACAAAACTATACACGCAACAAAATAATCCATTCCGGAAAAATATCCAATTTTACTTTTTTACAAAAGACAAAGCTAGTTAAACACG